GGTGCTGAAGTTTATAAGAATAAAAAACAATCTGAAGCATTACAATCTCAAGCTAAGAAGTTACACTATGAGAAGATGGCTAGAGGAGAGATTGAATACACAGGTAAAATTTTAGATAGTCATAAGAATGATTATAAAGATGAGTTTGTTTTAATACTAATTTCTGTTCCAATCATATTATTATTTTGGAGTGTGTTTAGTGAAGACCCAAAGATTCAAGAGAAGGTTGCATTGTTCTTTGAGCATTTTAATAACTTACCATTTTGGTTTCAAGCATTATGGGTTTCTGTTTGTGGAGCAATCTTCGGTATCAAAGCAACAGATTTAATTAAAAGAAAATAATATGTCTAATAGATTATCAGCATTTATTACTAAAGAAAACGAAGATAAATTAAAAAAATTTAAAGAGAAAGCTTTATTAAGAAGTAGAAAAGAAGTTGAGATTAATGGTCATGGTACTACAGGTTACAAGATTAAAGAAGGTTCTCAAAAAGGGAGAGTCCTAAAACATATTCAAATTAAAAGTAAAAACATATGAAGATAAGTGAAAACACAAATATAGGATTACCATTAAGAAATTTAATTGGTTTATTAATTGCAATAGTAACAGGTGCTTGGTTTGCTTTTGGAGTTATTGAACGACTAAACAAGTTAGAAACTAAAAATCAACTATTTGAAAAAGATTTACTAGAAGCTAGTGTTCAAAAACCTATAGACCAAGAACAATTTATGCTCATAGAATATATGTCTAAACAATTAGAAAAACATCAAAAGTTATTGGACCAAAATATTCATACGGGAGTGATGTTAAAAACATTTGAAAAAGAAATAACTAAACTTAAAAAAGATGTGGAAAGATTAAAAGATTCAACAAGAGGTATTAACTTCTCTAATGGAAAACACTAATGATTGAAACAGTTATTGCTTTATTTATGTCTATGGCGGGAGAATTAAAAGAATTTAAACATCAAAATAGTATTCATGAATGTCTAATGAAGAAAAGAGTTGCAGAAAGAAATAGCGGTAATAATATTCGTTATTCATGTGGAAAAGTAAATGCAACAGTTGAAGTTAATAATGATGGAAGTAAATCAATAAAGAAAATTATAAATAAAAACAAATGAATATTGCAGAACTATTTAAAAAAAATATTATATTAGTACCAGTCATTGCTTCTGTTCTGGTTGGAACATTTACAGGGGTTAAATATGTGGTCAATCTTACCGACACTATTAATGCTTCTGAACAACACATTGTTAATATAGAAAGAGATTTAGGTGTTGCTCAAGATTCTATTAATGATTTAAAAACTAGACTTGGTAAGGCTGAAGCTACATGGGAAATGGCAGAAAACTTATATGAAGTTTTAGCTGATAAAGTTAGGGAGCATTCTTATGATATTAAAGACCTTAATCGTTAGCCTTTTATTAATTAGTTTCAAAGCAGAAGCTAGAAACGATTATCTTAATGATGGTGCTTCTAGGTGTGGAGAAATTGATTTATCTATTATAGGTAGACAAGACGATTATAATCAAAATGATAACAGCTTTAATGATAACAACAGAAACTCAGAAGAATTAAGATTAACTTTTAGAAAATATTTAGGCACTGATTGCAAAACTTCAAAGCAAAACGCAAAACTTAAACAGCAATTAGAACTATACAAAAAGTGTGGCTCGGTTAATAGAAATCCATCTTTGGCAGCTAATAAAAACTTTTCTGAGTTAGTAAAATATTGTCAAGGAATAGGTGGTAAAGAAGATACTAGACCTAGTGGTTCTTTATGGAATGAATTAAAAGAAAACTATAAAAAAGAAAACCCTGAAATTAAAATACATGGAGATAAATAATATGTTTAATTATATACTTAAAATATGGAGAGGTTTTTGTGTGTCCTTAAACACTAGAAAATGTACCTGTAATAAAGGCAACTCGTGTTGCCAATGTCCCAGTACGGAAGACAAAACCTCAAAAAAAATATATAATAAGAATAGTTAGAAAGAAGAAGTTAAGGATATACAAATATGATTAATAAGTTATATAAAGTATTACTAATAAAACTTTTAATTATTGTAAGTAGATTAGAAAATAAATTATGGAAAAAATTATATACAAAGAAAAGGAAATAATATGTTAATATATGGAATAAACCCAAAAGAAGTAATTAAAAAATTAAAGTATAAAAATTTAAGTGATTCAGGTAAAGCTAAACTATATGGTATAGCTGCTTTATGTGTACTTATGTATATGGTGTGTTAATTTAAATGGCAGCTAAATCAAAAACATTTGGTGTTAATAATTTTATTAAAAAAACAAATAAGAAAAGACCTGGAAGACACTCTAAGAAACATAAGAATGTTTATAGAGGACAAGGTAAGAAACGATGAAGTTAATATATAAATATATACTATTGAATATATATCATTACTCAAGCAAACTTAATGTTTGGTCTTGGAGAAAATTATTTAGTAATAGAAAAGATGGAATAGGTTATTAAATTTCTTTTATTTCTTGACAAGAATATTGAGTACTTAATTTTAAGTTATTAACATCGTCTAAATCTAATTTATCTATTATATTTTTAGAAGTGTTTAATGCTACAACAACACAACTCTTCCAATCATCAAACACTTCTTTATGTTTAACTGGTTCTAAACAACTGTTGGCTGTCATAGAACATAAACTCATATACAATATAAATTTCATCCTATCTTCTTAACTATTTGGTCTAAGAAATCGCTTAGTCTTTCAAACTCCATATTACATTCTCTAAGCATTGAGTTAATTAATCCTGAGTTTTCTTTTTTAAAATGTAACTCTATTTTATTTAGAGGATACATAGATTTTTCTATAATAAACTTACCTTGATTATTTATTATTAATTTAAATACAGCTAAGTCTGCTTCGGTTTTCTTAACTCTAACTTTAGATTTAAGTTTTCTGCTTTTCATTATGTTTCTTTAGTAAATCAACTAGGAAATCGTCATCGCCTTTTTCTAAGTTTAATTTGGTTAATGGTTCTTTACCTTCTATATATACCTCAACAGTTTTAATCCTCTCAGGGTATGTCATAAATACAGGAAATCTATTATTGTCTAATGTCTTAACCATGAAGAAACCATCTTCCGCTAACCCAAAGGTATCAATATTTTTAATATCAATATCATCTGAACCTATCAAACATAATCTTAAATTGTAAACTGGTGGCTTCCCTTTTACTTTATCACCACTCATATTTACAATCGTCATTATTTACTAGTATTTATAACAGGGTCAACAGTAACATTAGATTGTCCATTGTCATCTAATAAGCTATCCACACTATCTGTGTATATTTCATTTAGCTTTTCATTGTTCCTTGTAATTTTCTTTTTAAGATGGTCTTTTAAACTTTCTATTTTAACATAGAGAATTCTATCTATAGTAGGATTGATTCCATACATAGGTAAATCATTAAGCGAAGATATAATTCTTCTAAAACCTCTTGCTCTTTTTTCTAATTGAGTTATTGTTTGCTCACTAATCATGTTCTTCTCTCCATTTATCTCTATTCATTTCGTCAATTTCTAATTCACAGTAATGAATAATTTTTTTTAAATCTTCTTCTTTATTCTTATCTTTATAACGGACAACATACTTTATGACATTACCTTGAAAGAAAGATAATTCATTCTCCCTAATAAATTTATAAGGTTGAATCTTATGTTTAGAATAATGTGTGCCACCTTCTTGTTTCTCAATAGGTTTTTCTTTATTAAAGTAACTAGCATTAGTCATTAAATTTTATTCCTTCTGATTCCATTCTTCTTAATTGTTTTTCTGATGGTTGTAGCATATCATGCAATTGTTCATATGTCAACTCTGAATTGAATTTTAATTTCTTAACAATCCATTTGAAAGACCAAGGCTGTAATTTAATAGTAGAGCCTTGATAGTAATGTGTCTTATCAGGAATAAAATTAAACACATTTTTAAATGTAATCTTCTCTCCCTCTTCTTTACTTAACAAAGACCTTAACCATTCAACAAGAATATGTTTAGCTTTTCTTCTAATATATTTCATTTGTTTTGCGTTCATTTCTTTTCCTTTTTATTTTGATATACTTCATACCAAGTATGACATTCATCACATTCATACATACTAACGATAGTATATTCTGAATCAGGGTCTACATCCTCTGCATCAAAATCATTATTCCATCTTACTTCTGAATTACAGTAGAAACATTTCATACTGTTTTAATGTAGTTTGTTAGTTGTTCTTTGTATTGACTTGTTATTTCTTCTACATTAGGTAACTTCTCTACATGAGTTAAGTAATTATTTTTATTAGAATATTTAAATATTCTTAAACCTTTACCTTCATTAGAATCTGTATGGCACTCAAATTTATGAGGACAATACTGACAACCTATAGCTAATTGTTTGTTACCATTCTTCTCTACTTTATCTTCATAACATTTATCTACAGGTGGGTTCTCCATTACCATAGTATCTTTTAAAGTTTTAATTAAATCTTTAACATTAGGTTTAGCCATGTCATCAGGTTTATAAAAACACATATCACCAGTTGACTTATCAACAACAAGAAAGCCACCTGCTTTAGTACCATTAGCTGTTTCATATCCTGATAACTGGGCATGATAACCAAAAGGGTCATCACCTACTATCTCACCTGATTGAAATTTTTTAAAACTAAATGATGAAGCTGATTTAACATCACATATTTCACCATCTATCTGACTATCTATATGTCCTGTAATACCATCTATCTCAACTTTCTTTTGTTGGTCTTCTATCTTATGTCCTGCTAATTCAGCAAGATATAAAACAAGATGTTCAATGATATGTCCGTATAAGAATTTTAAATTTAATCCTGCATCATCATCTTTTCTTTCTTTAGGACTATGCTTATCATACCATAATTGTCTAGGTGGTTTACCTATGACAGACATTCTAAGCTTACCTCTGTTAGCTGACCTGTCTTCAGGTTTGTTCCAAGCTAATACAGCTTCTTTAATATTCTGAAGAAATACATTTATATTTTCTTCAGTCATGTTGGCAGGTTTGCCATTAGATATATCAGCTATTAATTTTTTAATATCTATAGCTAATGTATCAATGCGTTTCTGACCAGTTGTTTCCGACTTTATATTCTCCATCTAATGGACACCTCACTTTTAATTGGTTACCTGCATCTATAATTGATTGTACTGCTAGTCTTCCAAACTCTTCGGTTCTACTTTCTTCAACCTCATATTGAAATTCATCGTGTACATTTACAACTGGAAATGCTTTGATTTGTTTTATCTTAACATATTCTTCTAGCAGTGTCAATGCCTTCTTCATAACTATAGCACCTGCTCCTTGCAA